AGACGACGTACATCCAGCTGTAATACTTGAACTAATATATTAGCGGTAGTACTATTTCGCTCTACTAGGAGAGTACGATGAGTATTAATGACGCAACACCACGTGATTGGGACCGTGTAACTAAGTCCAACAATTCCCACGATCTCGAAAACTATTTCGATCCTTACGACCAACCCCCAATAGCAGACCCAGTAAACGCACCCCCGCACTACAACACTGGGAACATCGAGTGCATCGAGGCTATCAAAGAGTCAATGACACACGATGCCTTCAAAGGCTACTGCAAAGGTAACGCCCTCAAATATATTTGGCGCATGTCCTACAAAGGTAAACCAATCGAAGATCTCCGGAAGGCTATCTGGTACATCGAGCGCCTTATCGAATCTGAGTTGGAGCACCCAACAATAGAACGATGAGCGAGATTTGGACAGACATAGAAGGCGCAGTCGAAGAAGGGCACTTCATACAAAACCAGTTAGGTAAGACCGCCTATCTAGCATGTGACATGCAACGCAACCTTTATGTGTTTACCCACGAAGAACTCAAGACGTTCAAAAAGAAACTAAAAGTCATAGAAATCTTTCACCCTGGAGGGCGCTTAAATGGACACAAAGGACTACTTTCAAAACATACCTAGCCTTGACGAAGACAGGCTGCATCCCGAGTTCCATACCTACACAGCGGTATGGATGAAATCACGAATGCCTCAAGCATATAACGAGCTAAAAGCCCGCTTCAAAGAAATCGAAGGCGAAGTCATGGCTCAGCACGAATGCAATGACGCCAACTCGGAGCTACCTTTCTAATGCTAGTGACTCTTGACTTCGAAACGTATTACGACAAAAACCTTTCGCTAACTAAAATGACTACGATGGAATACGTCAGCCACGACTTGTTCAAAGTGTGGGGCGTAGGCATCAAGATAAATCATGATGCAACAGAGTGGTATGGCGAAGACGATTGCGAAGAGGCGCTTCGATCCCTGAATTGGGACGACATAACGCTGGTATGTCACAACACTCCGTTTGATGCTTATATTTTGACGCAGTATTACGGACTAATACCAAAGTACTACGTAGATACCGCTGCAATGAGTCGCGGGTTGTACCCAGGGCAAAGCGCTCGTTTGAAAGACGTATCAATACGCTGTTTCCCCGATGACGAAACAATGCGTAAAGGTGAAGAGCTAGCTAATGCTAAAGGTGTTTACGACTTAGACCCTGAACTAGAAGAAGCTATTGCTGGCTACTGCATACAGGATGTCGATCTTACTTACGCTATTTATCGTAAGTGGACTAACCAAATGCCACTAAACGAACTTGATCTAATCGATCTCACATGCCGCATGTTCTGCGAGCCCAAGCTAAAGATTGACCGCGAACGACTGGCAAAGTACCACGAACAAGAGTTCAAGAACGCAGAGACGACCATCGCTGCAGCAGGCGTCGACCGCAAAGTCCTCAGCTCTAACCAACAATTTGCTGAGTATATTTATGAGATTGGCCTCGTACCACCAACAAAGGTTAGCCCAACGACAGGCAAAGACATCCCAGCCCTTGGTAAAAACGACAAAGCCTTTACCCAACTGCAAAACATGTACCCACAGTTCAAGCATGTATGGGACGCACGCATTGCCACAAAGAGTCGCTTAACCGAGACCAGGGCAAAACGCTTCTTGGAAGCTGCATGGAAAGACGACTGGTTACCTGTCCCTCTTAGATATTATGCGGCTCACACCGGACGTTTTGGCGGCACCGACAAGCTCAACATGCAAAACCTCCCTCGAGGCGGTGAGCTACGCAAATGCATTGTGGCACCTGACGACCATCTTTTGTTTGTTGCTGATTTATCCAACATCGAAGCCCGTATGCTTGCTTGGTTAGCTGGCGAAAGCGAATTAGTCGAACAATTCCGTAACGGGGACGACATATACAGTAACTTCGCCTCCAAGATTTACGAACGGCCTATCAATAAAAAGGACGACCCAATCGAAAGATTTGTAGGCAAGACCGCTATATTGGGTCTTGGTTACGGTATGGGCGCTCAAAAATTCAAAGACACGCTAGAAGCTGGAGCTATGGGACCACCTGTCCACTTCACACTAGAAAAAGCCAAACAAATTGTTAATACATACCGCAGTACATACTCAGGTATACAAAGACTCTGGCGCAAACTAGAGGACTTACTCAAACAAACTATGCACTCAGACAACTGGGGCAACACGTACGGGCCACTGACTGTTGGCGACAACACTCTACAACTGCCAAATGGCCTAGGGCTCAGGTATCACAACTTACGTTCTACCAGCCAAGGCCTTATGTACGACTCACGTAAAACTGAGTACACGTACGGCGGACGCATAACAGAAAACGTAATCCAAGCGTTAGCCCGCATAGTCATTACTGACAGCATGTTACGACTCGACAAGACACACGATGTTGCACTCACAGTACACGACGAAATAATTATTACTGGTACTAATATTAAGCCTGATGCTACAATGGAGAAGATTATCTCCGACATGTGTATACCACCTTGTTGGGCACCCGATTTACCGCTAGATGCCGAAGGCGGATACGCCAAAGAGTACAGTAAGTAATATGTCGAGACTCGTTTTGACCAGAAAACTAAATGAATCTGTCGTTGTTCACCAAGACGACAAGGTTCTGCTCGCGGTCAAAGTTTCAAAAATCGACAGAAACCAAGTTCGCCTCGCGTTTGACGCTGATCACGACATAAAAATCGATCGGCGAGAGGTGTATGACAAGCCCGAAGACTAGACGCCTATCTACTTAACCTGCGCCTACTTGCAGTAAGTACGTCAGTTGAAGGCTCAGGAGGAGCTTTAAATTGCGAATAACCTTTCTTGAGGCCACTAATGGTCTCCCGCTTAGTAAGCACTACTCAAAAGGTAGCGGTTTCAAACCATACCCGCACGTAAAAGCAGTTACGTCACATAAATACAACTTATCTGTTGATGCTGACGGCTTACAAACCTTTGAGAATCTTATTAGAGATCACGGAGCAAAAGGTCACTGCCTACTAAAGGGCAACCTAAAACGTGACTTAGTAGACGAATCTCGTGCAGGACAGACCAACCGTACCGAGTTAACAAACCTACTCGTGCTCGACATTGACGGCGTGCGCTTACCAAAATCTGTAGATACAGGCGATAAACTATCTAGTACTGACGTTACGTTTCTAGCCAATCAAATAGTTGCAGAACTACCTATTGAGTTGCGAGACATAAGCTACGTCGCGCAAGCCTCAGCAAGTTTGGGTCTTAAAGGCGACAAGATATCTATGCATATCTTTATGCTCCTCTCAGTAGCCATGCCAGCAAAATCAGTAAAGCTGTGGCTACAAGACTGTAACTTTGAGTCTGATGTATTCAGCGAACAAATGGAGCTGTCTGTAAACGGGCAATCATTGAAGTACCCTTTAGACACTTCAGTAGCTGACAACTCAAAGATCATATTCATAGCACCACCGTCTTTTGAATCAACGCGACTAGACCCATTTGATTCCGACGATGATCGAATAGTTAAAGTAGACCGTGGGCAACCGACACTTGACCTAGCATCCTTGATGTCTGACATCAGCCCTCAACGTTGCCACGAGAAAGCGCAAAAGCACAAAGACACGTTGCGCGATGCAGCAGGCTTCAGCAAACGCCAAACTAAGATTCGCGTAGCAACCATTGATAACCAAACAGAAGAAGTCCTATCTAATCCAGACAAGATGGCTATAGCCATTGTTGACGAGACTTCATTCCCATACATACGTTGCAACATCAACGGCGGAGACTCTGGCGCGTACTACTTCAACATGTCCAAGCCAACGTACATGTACAACTTCAAAGACGAACCACTGTTTGAGATCGAGAAAGCCGACAAAGATTTTTACGTATCTATATTCGAACGTTACGAAGAGCGGTTAGAAGAAGTGGGACATGCAGTCAAACCAGTTGTACTGCGCGATTACTCAACTGACACCTTCTTCAACGGCGTGTATGACCCAAACACTAAACAGTTCGCTAAAGAATATCCGCTGACCCCCATCAGTAAGATGAACATCGAAGACTTCTATATGAATCACGGCAAAGTACCGCCTGACTTCATACCAGACGGACGCGTTATCTTTGACCCGACATCTAATGAAGAAGCTATTAACTTCAACAAAGTGCCTTACTACGTCAACACGTATCAAAAAAGCGACTACGTGCGTAATGCGCAGACGCCGCAAGTACCGTTAGAGATAGGCCACGGACAACGGATAAAGGACACCTGTCCACTGATACACACAATCATCTACCACATACTTGGCAATGGTGATGAAGAATACGAGCGCTTTATTAACTGGCTAGCATACATCTACCAGACGCGTAAAAAGACGGGCGTATCCTGGGTACTGACAGGCACACAAGGCACTGGTAAAGGTGTCTTCTACTCCAAAATCCTCAGAGGGCTATTCGGTACACCACATGTACCCATGAAGTTTCTGCAAAGCATGGAAGAACAATTCAATCTGTATATGCGAGACGCGCTGTTTCTAGTGGTTGATGAGTTCCATATGGCATCAGCATCATCTAGCGCAGGTAAGATGGCAGACAAACTAAAGAACCAGATCACTGAGCCTACGATCACAATACGTGGTATGCGGTCCAATCAAGTAGAAGTTGAGTCTTACACCAACTATCTGTTCTTAACGAACAGGGTAGACGCAGTAAACATCGAGACTGGTGATCGCCGGTACAACATTGCACCCAAACAAGAAGAGAAGCTGCTCGAAAAGTTCCCAGGCATTGCCAAGCAATTAGACTCAGGAAAACTCGAGAAAGAACTGTATGAATTCGCTGGGATAATGCAAACGTACAAAGTAGATGCGCACCTAGCTAAGACTGCAATTAACAACCTTGCTAAAGAACAGATGCGTAACGTATCAATGTCTGTGTTTGAAGAGTTCTGTCAGGCACTTAAAGAAGGCAAGCTAAGCTACTTCACTGACATTCTTGATATCAACACAGCAACTGTACTGCACTCCAACGAGATTGAAGCAGCGCAACGACTTGTTAAATCATGGATCGCTCACGCAGAGCACCCATATATGGTTCTCCCAATGGAGCATCTGCGTACGGTATTCCACGTACAGACAGAGCAAAACCCGCGCCTGTCGCAACGTGAGTTTACAAAGCGCATGAGTAGAAACGGCATTGAGACAGAACGCAAACGCCCACACGGAGCAGCTAGAGATACAAATCCAATACGCGGAGTTGTTACTACGTGGCAGTCAAACGAATTAGAACTCAAGCGATTGCAGGAATCATATTTCACGGAACAAGACCGTAAATTGCTTACGGTTTAGTTATTAGTTATACTAATAAAATAGAACAAAATAGAAGGATTCAAATGGTTCAGCTTACTCAGGATGCGAGACCAGATGGCAACAAGCCAATGGAAAAGCCAACAGAGCTAGGTCCGCTCAGGGCCTGGTCTTACTCTGCATTAAAAGTTTACGAAGACTGTCCGTATCGTTCGTACATCCAAAAAGTAAAGAAGATACGTGAGCCTTCTGGTCCTGCAGCAGAGCGCGGCACCATGATTCACCAAGAAGCAGAAGACTACGTCAACGGTACGCTTGGCGAGTTCCCCGACTCATGCAAAAAGTTTAAGAATGAATTCGAAGAACTGCGCGCTGGCTTCATCGATGCAAAGGTTGAGCTAGAAGGTGAGTGGGGCTTTGATCTTGACTGGCAACCAGTCGGATGGATGGAAGCTGCTACATGGGCTCGTATTAAACTGGATGCACTTGTACACGAGGACGAACAATCAGCACGAGTCATCGACTACAAAACAGGCAAAAAGTGGGGCAACGAAATTGCGCACAGCCAACAAGGCTTACTTTACGCCATTGGTACGTTCTTTAGGTTCCCACAACTCGAGTTCGTACAAGTTGAGTTCTGGTATCTCGATAAAGGTGAGACTACCAAGAAACAATACAGCAGAGAGCAAGCTATGCAGTTCGCTCCAGGCTGGCACAAGCGCGCAGTCATAATGACTACAGCTACAGAATTTGATCCGACACCTAGCAAAGACAGCTGCAGGTGGTGTTCATACCGTAAAGGCGACCACCCCGAGTGTCATTGGGGCGTCGACTAACCAACTTACTTCCCCTCCGATGTAAGTCTTGCCCCACTAAGTGTACCCCTTACTTAATGGGGCTTTTTTTCGCGCATAAAAAAGTATCTAACCATCAATTTTAAGGACTAATTAATGCTCCGTTTATTACTAAACGCCGTCTTGTTTTTCGAAATATTTACATTCCTTCGAAAAATCTCAGAAGAAAAACCAGACGACCAACCAATAGATGAGGACGAACACAATGATGCAACCCTTTGAATACATAATCGCAGGCAGCGTGCTTGTGCTGTTTGCTTTGCTCACTTATGGAGGTTTCCTCATTGTCCAAGACAAAGAGCAGGCCTACAGAGATCGTCGCAACGGGAGAAAAAACAATGAAAGAAATAAGCGCTAGCCACGAATCACGAACCTACGGTCAACGTATCCGATTCCAGATCGAGTTCATGCACACCATGTTGGCCTCGGGCCGTGAGATCGAAGCACTAACCGCGATCAACAAAGCACTGGATCTAGCCGACGAAGTGCATCAGTTGGAGACAAAAGATGACCTATAAAGAGCTACTTACTGGACATATAAAGGAGATGTTTGACGATGCAAATGTACTACAAACGCGATGGGAGCGCAGTCGAATACAAGCTCGTAACCGACCCAAAAGAAGCGACAGTGTGGAGTACACACCGTTTGAAGAAGTCCGAAATCAAGATCATGACGAAATGCGATCGGATAACAGCCGCTGAATACAGACAGGAGATCCTCGATGACATCCTCAGCCGTGAACCTAATCCCAGTAAAAAATCTGCGCCCCCCGCAGACGAGATATCTAAAAGGCGTCAAGCCGCCAAGCCTCAACATGCTAAAGCGCGGCAAACAAAACAAAAAGTTGGGCGATAAAGTATCTGTCAAAATGTGGAAAGGCATGACTATGTACTCGCTGTCTCTAGAAGAACGCGCTACATGCCCATCTGACTGTGAGCAGTGGGACAACTGCTACGGTGACAACATGCCGTTCGCTCATCGTTTTGATCACAACGACCATAACTTCATTGGGTATTTAGAGATGCAACTCACAGAGCTTAACGACAAGCATCCAGATGGTTTTGTTGTACGACTGCATGTCCTGGGTGACTTCTACGACGGCAGATACATAGTCCAGTGGCAGTTATGGTTACACCAATTTGAGAACCTACGCGTGTTTGGCTACACGCATCACACAGCAGATTCTCAATTGGGTAATATGATCAACAACGTAAACCGCTTGCACAGCGATAGGTTCCGTATACGTTTCAGTGATGACTGGGACCAAGAGTTCAGCGCTCATGTTGTCCAATCAAGAGACTTAGAATACGTCGAGCACGGTGTTGTATGTCCCGAGCAACTAGGTAAAACAGACAGCTGTTCTTCTTGTGGCTACTGCTGGTCCAGCGATCAACCTGTTGTTTTTATTGAGCACTGATATTAGTAAGGCTAATAAATGATCATAACAAAGCGTGAGTTGTTACAGCTCACACCTAAGAAAATCAAAGTATCAGGCCACTACGGCTTTGAAGAAGAAAGCAGACTTGCTTACTGCAAGTGCCAACCTCAATGGCGTATTGGCGACTGGCCAAATAACTGTAGAAGTTGCGGTAGAAGAATCCGCATTTGATTCAAAATATTAGCTGTGCTAATATTATCAACCATCAATGAGTGATGACCTATGTACGAACCATTCGAGCATCAAAAAGTCACGACTGACTTCATTAATAGTAACCCACGCTGCCTTATCACATCTGACCCAGGTACAGGCAAAACACGTTCCGTACTTGATGCAATCAAAGACAACGGAACACGGACACTTGTCTTAGCACCCTTGTCGATCCTCGAGAGTTCATGGGGTGATGACATTGAAAAGTTCACGCCTGACCTAACGTACGTTTGCGCGTACGCCAAGAACCGTGAGAAAGCGTTCCTCGGTACAGAAGATGTTGTCATTACTAATCACGACGCAGTCAAATGGATAGCTGCGAATGCTGATCTCCTAGAAAACTTCAATACATTGGTTATTGATGAGTTCACTGCATTCAAAAACAAAGATTCACTACGCAGCAAAGCGGCATTAAAGATTGCGAAGCACTTTGACAACCGTATCGCAATGTCCGGTACGCCAAACAGCAACACGATAACGGACATCTGGCACCCGACACTGATCGTTGACGATGGTGAACGCCTAGGCCATCGCTTCTACTCGTTTCGTAGCAGTGTATGTACATCTAGCTTTAATGGCTTCGCTAACGAATGGCATGACAAAGAAGATGCACAAGAGATTGTTGGCGCTGCACTTAGCGACATCAACATTCGATACGAATTAACTGACTGTATCGACATGCCAGCCCAAAGCGTACACACCGTATACGTAACGTTGCCCAAGAAAATCCAACAGCAGTATGAACAACTGGCCGAGGACAACGTCCTATACACCGGACAGACAACAATCAACGCTGTGCATGCTGGCGCTAAAGTCAAAAAACTACTGCAACTCTGCACTGGTTCTATCTATGACGAGCATGGCACAGCTCAAGGCATACACGCAGAGCGCTACGAGCTAGTAATGCAGCTAGTTGCAGAACGTTCTCAGTCACTCGTTGCATTCAACTGGAAGCACGAACGTGAGCAATTAACGATGCTTGCCGAAAAAATGGGCATCACATACGGAGTAATCGATGGATCTGTAGCAGCGTCCAAACGAAAAGAAATCGTCGACCGATTGCAAGCAGGCCAGCTGCAGGTGGTGTTTTGTCACCCCCAATCAGCAGGACACGGCCTAACCATGACCAAAGCAAAAACTGTTATCTGGGCATCACCAACATACAACGCCGAACACTACGTCCAATTCAACCGACGTATATACCGCGCTGGTCAAACAGAAAAAACAGAGGTCATTCAAATTGCAGCCAAAGACACATGGGAAACCGATGTATACCAAAAGCTAGAAACCAAAACTGGGAAGATGGAAAACCTTCTTTCCGTACTAAAAGATCTACACACAAACCGGAGGATCGCATCATGAGCGTAGTAGAACTAGCGGCGTCAAGCCTAGAAAACCAAAGCATCACTGAACTAATCAACCATCGTGCTGACCTTAAAGGTCAAATGGATCAGCTAAATAGACAGCTAAAAGAATTGCGTGGAGAAGAGAAATACGTAGACGTTCTCCTGCTCAAGAAAATGGACTCAGAAGGGGTTTCAAGAACAGCAAATGAAAACGCTTCTGTGTCGATTAACGAAGACACTGTGCCCGAAGTTACTGACTGGGATGCTCTCTATGAGCATGTCACAAGTACTCAGGATTTCAGCTTGCTTCAACGACGTGTGAGTTCGACTGCTTACAAAGAGCTGCTAAAGATGGGCGAAGTTGTCCCTGGCGTAGCACCTCGTAGCGTAAGACGCGTCAACTTCCGAAAACTTTAACCGTAAAACTTAACAACTGACATTTAACAAGGAACAATCGATATGGGTAGCACAGCGTTAGCAATAAAAGAAGACAAGGTACCAGCACACGTAGCAGCCTCAATGGGCGCTGGTCGTGGTAACGAGAACGTAGGATCAGAAGTACAGATCCCTCGATTGAAGTTGCTGCAGAAAATGCACGACGAAGTAGACAAGAACCACCCCAAGTTTGTGAAAGGGGCAGAGGTAGGTTTGTTCTACAACACACTCACGGATCAAGTCTATTCAGACACTCTCCACATCATCAGCATCACGTTCAGCAGTGAATACACTGTCTGGAAAAACCGTGACGCAGGTGGTGGCTTACTTGGTAGTTACGGCTCAGCAATTGCGGCTGAAGAAGCTATACAGGCAACAGGCAGACCTGATGACTACACCGTTTCACCTACACATCGACACATGTTGGTGTTGAAGGATGCTGAAACTGGCGAGCTAGAAGGCCCAGTCATCATGGACTTTGCCAACACTAAACTCAGAGTTTCTAAAACTTGGAACAGCCAGATTGGTATGAAAGGCGGCGATCGTTTCGCTGGCTTATGGACCATGCAAGCTGTGCCAGCAAGCAACGACAAAGGCTCATGGTTGAACCTAGATGTATCGTTCGCAGGCTGGACCAAAGAAGAAGACTACCGATTTGCTGAAGGTCTTTACGAGCAGCACGGGTAGTAGCCATTCCTCCAGGTCAAGGGCGCGGGATTGCGTCCTGATTCAACGGCCTAGCCCACCGTTGACCGAAACGGGCTATTTACTTTATGAACGAGCACAGTTTTGTACGAAGCATACATAACGCTCTGTCACCCGACGTCTACAAGTGGAAAATCCACGACACGTATACGGGAGGTGTGCCCGACGCCATGTATGCAGGCCCTGCAGGTGTGCTGTTCGTAGAGTACAAGTATGTCAAAGCTCTACCTAAGAAAGACACGACCGTGATCCGCCATTCGTTATCAGCGCTTCAATGTGCGTGGCTCGAGCGTATGAAAGCCAGTACATCAGTAGCATTAATATTAGGTGTAGGTGATTCAGCACTAATAATAGTTGACGAGTTCGCAGCTAATATATATAAATCTAACTATGTAGAGGAAAGTATTCCACGGAAGCAGGTAGCTGAGTGGATCTACAACCAAACACACTCAGGAAGAGCACATGAAAAAAGCCCACGAGTTGCCACAGGCTGTGAATAACTTACGCGCTATTTGGGACCAAAAGAAAGCTGAGATGAAGTTTACGCAAGTTGAAGCTGCGGCAAAACTTGGCTGGTCACAAAGCGCTGTATCTCATTATCTTAACGCTATTACTGAACTTGGCCCTGCGGCAATTATTAAGTTTGCTAATTTTTTGGGTGTTGATCCTGTTGAGATCGACCCGAACGTTCAAGAGTTCTTGCCTCACACTAGAACTCGAATAATCAAATATGACGTTGCCAATCTGTCAAAACAAATCAATGTAAAATACTACGATACTCACCCCCCATCTTCTTTTTGGGTAAAAACAGACTCTAGCGTATTTACTTACCAAACCCATAGCGCGAACAAGAATGCTACGTGGTTCACTCATGTGTGCCCGCCAAAAGACCACCCCAGAGCTAGCATTTATATGGTCCAAATTAAGGGCCAAAAAGAAGGTCGCATTTACAAAAAAGAAGACTTACCGCCAGAATCAGACATACATAAAAAGTTCGCCGTACTTGAGACAGAAGTTAACAACAGCATTACCGATTGACTTTGGCAGTACCTAGACTAATATTAGCTACACACATATTCGTTGCAGGAGGCAACTCTCGGTGGAACAGATCTTATTAGAGAAGTACGGCCCGTTCATGGACTTGGAAGAACTTGCCAATCTATTAAGGATCAAGAAACAGTCGGTGTATCAGCAGATATATCGCGGCCAACTAGACGTACCTCATGTACGGCGCGGTAAAAAGTATCTTTTTCCGACTCAAGAAATTGCTAAATACTTCACATCCCAGCTAAATCTTCCGCGCGGAGATTGACGTACCTTGAGAGTTGTTCAAGTGAGCTGTGTCCCGAAACAACTTGCACTTGTTCAACTCGCATCCCCCTCTCAAACATCCGACTTATCGCCTCATGACGCAAATCATGGAAGCGCAGGTCGTCAATCCCCAGCTTCTTAGTCATCTTGGCAAATTTGTCAGAAATCGACGCAGTAGTCCTTACAGTGAAAGGGTAATCACCTTGCCCAAGATCATTCTGTGCACGTAGCAACGCCTCTCTCACGCCCTCCACAAGCGGTACTTCCTTCCAAGACTTGCCTGTTTCTGAGTCTTTATCTTTCCGATTCACGCGGACAAGATCCTTTTCCCAGCACACGTTAGACCATTTTAACTCGTGAATTTCCCCTTGGCGTAGACCAGAGTGAACAGCTATATCGATCGCGTACCACAGCCAATTAGGTTTTTCATTACTGCCTTTATAAATGCCGCACTCAAACTTCAGTGCTTCTAGTTCAGACGGGGTTGGCCGACGCGTACGCCACACGCTGCCTTTGATCACCTTCTTTCTTTTCAGCTCGTCGATAGCTTGCGCCACAACATTCTCTTGAGTTGTGATCCGACTGGCTTCTACGACCTGACGCAAGTAGTACATTTGTTTTTGAAGCGTTGAAGCGGAAATCGTTTTGTAGCGCATAGCTGCAAAATCCATAACCATGTCGTAGGTCATATCGTGTATCGATACACCGCTAAAATATTTTTTGATCTGATTAAGTTGTCCCATCTTCGGGACAGGGGTAACGATTTCAAACTTAGTATTTTCGGCTACTAATCGGTCGACCAAGTAATCAATGTGAGTAGACCGCGTACCGCTGACGTCTACCCACGAATGACTGTCCATCTGGGATTCTATTTTTAAAACCCATGAAGCGGCGGCTGCCTTAGTAAAAAAACTTTGTGTTTGTTGCGGGTAACCCTTGATGCGGATCTGAGCTTTCCACTTCTTTCCGCGCTTTGTTATCGTTGCCATCAGTGTGCCATCCGTGTGCCAGTGAGTGTATGCTCACACGGAAACGTAGCTGTGACAAGGGCTAGATTGATGGCGGAGAGAGAGGGATTCTGTACCTAAATCACCTCTAAACCCTTCTGTATCAATGCTTTTAGCTATATTTATGTCTATCTGTAATACAACTACTGATTCGCATAACTTATTGATACTACTACATATTTCATTTTACATTATTTTTCAGTGTGCCAAGTGGCACACTAAAGATCTTGTTTGGCTATCGCGCCTAAAGCTACAAGAACAAAAGCTATTACGTAAAGAATCATGCTTACCTCTGGTTGATTGAGGCGCAATTATACGTGGGCTAGCGATATGCGACCAATGCATTAAATGCATCAACGTTATGCAAATCTGTACTTACCGCGATTTTTCTTTCGACTAACCACCTTCACATTACTAGGCTTGTTGTTGCGTGGGTTACCGTCCTTGTGGTGAACATCTTTCTTGTCACCTTTCTTCACTTTACCTTTGGCGAGAGCAGTCCGACGGGCTTTGTTACGGCCCGCACGGTTCTTCTTCTGGTCAGCCTTACTATGGTATTCGCTGTACTCTTTCTTGTAGTTCCGCTTAGTACCCATAGTTCTTTTTCACCTTCTTCTTCTTTCTCTTTTTTGGTTTACTTTGCTGGTTTAAAACACACTGCTTACCTTTACCTTTGTGCATGGTTATCTCCTATGCGTTGTTTACTGCTTGGATGTTTGTGTAAAGAACCATAAATATTTGGTACAGGGCTCCGCTCAAAAGCAGGATTAAGGCGCTTTGCAGGGTCATCCAGAAAGCGTTCTTCCGTCTACGAGCTTGCGCGTAAATAGTCTTCTCGCGCTGGTCTTTAATTCGCCTACGCAGATCCACCATTTCTTGATAGCCTTTCGGGCCGTATGAGTACATCAGCAGTTCTCGCAGCTCTTTCTCTTGCTGCTGCGCGCGCTTCTTAGCCGCGTACACGTCCATCGCTTCTTGCTCAACGCTCTTCCCAGCAACTATCTTTTTGAACAGCGGCGGGTTTTTAGCGATGCGTTCGGCTTCGTTAAGGTCGGAGATAGCTCCGTACCATTTGCCAATCTGGCCGAGCGTGTCTTCCACGTCTCGTCCCAGTTCAACCATTTTTTTGACAGTATTGAATGCAGCTGTAGCTGTGGTGATTGCGGTTATTGGGTCCATATTAGCCTCCTGGTTCAGTCGGCCATGACACCTCATCTAGGGAATTAATTGTTGTGTAGTTTGCGGGAACGTCTCGCAGTGCTTGCCTGTAGGTTACCCACTCTGCTTTCGCAGCATCGGACAACGGGCTATCAGCCGCTTGCGTCCAGTCAGATCTGTACAGTTTCCTGTTACGAGTCTCCCGAACTTCAGCGGCTAAATTAACTTCGTCTAAATTCCACTGGTAGTTTGCCCAGTAATGATATTCTGATGGGCGCGCAGGTTTATCTTTTTGCCAACCGTCCCGCCAATACCAGTTTTCACAAACATCTGCATCGCTTTCGGCGTAGTCAAAACTACGCACAGTATCGTCGTCAACCTGCTCACCATCGGTAAACGCGCCATCTTCTGAAGGGTGTACTGTTGCTACGACTTCGCCATGTTCATTCACAAAAGCAAATTTAATCATACGACATAACCTACCATTTCTGTCCTGTGTCCTTTCCAAACTCGGGTGTACGTAGTCTGAGAAATGGTGTCACCGCCCACACTCTGAATAGCTGTACTAAAAGTTGGAGGAGTAAGGTTAAAATTCCAAGCACCTAGCCGCGACTTAGCCTGGTACTGCCTGTCATTAGTGGGGCCAAACACCCTTCTGTACAAACCACCGTAACTGTGTGCTAACGCATATATGTTTTTGAGATCGTTTACGCTGGACGCTGTAAACCAAGTAGCAGCGCCGAAACTAGTTGCCGTTACCTCATGATGTCGCGCCGCGCGCACACGATACGTTGGTTTTTCTGTAGTAAAACTTAGCGTTCCATCTGACCGATACACATTAAAACCGTAGTTAGGGGGGGTTTGCCCGCTAATCTGCGTGTCATCAAACAAGCTGCAGCGTTGGATAATTGCGTAGTCAGCCGCTTGCGTAGCAAGAACAACGCTTCCATATGCAAAATTCATGTAACAACGCCGTTGCCGCGAGCCGTTAGAAAGCGTTATGTCGGAGTACCTAGCGAATAATCGGTACTGCACGTTCGTGTTTGGGTTACTCGGCCTAGCCACCACCAAAATATCGTCTGGGTAGCTACTTGGGATGGTTACATAACCCTGTGTATAAGCATCGGTCGCTGCAACCGTGCCTGTCGCAAGCACCTGATAGCCCTGAGTAGTCTCATCTATTTGTGTAAATCCAGAGCTGTTGTATGCACGAAATCCAAAAGCCATTATTGATTCAACTTAAATACGTTAATACGCCAAAAGATAGAGCTGTATCCTGCTGTCGAAGGATTCTTATTTGTTAAAGTAACGGTATTAGAAGTAGATACAGCTTCTAAATAGTAATCTACGGGCGTTACGTCGATACCCCAGTCGCCAGAAGTAATGTCGTACCCACCACCGATTGTCACTGTAGTTGTAGCGGAGCCCCCACCAGTCAACGTCCCAGAATAAAACGCATAGTGCATAACCTGCTTGTCGCCTGGGTCAAGGCGAAGTCCGCCTGAAGATGACCAAACTCGTATACCTGAAGGCATTAGAGATTCCCCAGCTTCACACGCAACGTGTTAGACGAGTCGAAAACTTCAATTTTGTCTTCTTGGATTACCATTCGCGCGCCTGACGCAGCGCTCTTCAAATTAATTTGTGCTCCTGTACCAACAAGGTTCAGCTTATTTACCCCAATGCTGCTTGCAGCAAGTCTGTCGGCACTCAGTGTGCCCGTAGAGATCTGATTAGCACTTAATGAACCAATCTTTGCTGACGTAATGGACGCGTCTTTTATCGCGGCTGCTTTGATGTACGTGGTGCCACTGTCAATGAAAAACGGTACGTTGTCCGCTGTCGGAGTAGTTGTACCAAGGCCATCAGCCGTTGATGCAGGATTAATCACCGCGAACTTATCAGCACGAACAATAAATGCAGACGTAGGGCCTGCGGTCGTAGTCGTGTTGCTTAGACCAAAGCCCGCAACATGACCGTTGTTATCGATCTTTACTGAGTACTGACCTTCAAGATCTGTTATGTCAGTCTTAATGCCTGGGATATCGCTAATTGGAGTCGCTAACGACGTAGCTAACTCGCTGGTAGTAATTGCATTAGCCAGAACGTTTAACTGAAAGTCAACGTCCGCAGCCGTTGTGGCCGCTGTTCCCGCGCTGGCATTGAACGAGCCAAATACGTCAGCTTGAGAAACAGCTCGAACCCAATAGTAACGAGTCTGCGCACTTCCAACTGGGTCGGTGTATGTGAACCCACTAACAACAGCAGTCAGCACGGCGTCACCAAGCACGTCACTAGTGTGAGACCACACCTCTGTAAGCACTCCAGTGCCGGAAGCAATAGGAGCCCAACTCAGATTAATAACAGAATACGCGCCCAATGCCGCAAGACTAGTAATAACCGCAGGAGGGCTAAGGTCTTGTATCGCTGGAGTAGGCGCAGGGCTAATAGAGCCGACTAACCCTGTACGACCCTCGTTAAAGTAGTTTCCTTGGAGATTGACTGCAAGGCCCCCAGCAACAAGCTCTCGTAAGGTAACGGCTCGATCAAGGGGATCACCTCGACGACCAAGGCGTATCTCAACGGCTTCTGCTAGAGCAGTAAGATAGGCGCGCGTTTCTGCATCTACCGTTGAAGGTGGTCTTGGTATGCCTGGAACTTGAGTGGGGTTTGTCATGTACCGCGCACCTCGTCCATCGCTTGCGCAAGACAAAACTCATTTATGTCTGTCCCTTCTACCTGAACCTCCCACTCCTGAGCAATAACAGCGGGCATGCGCATGATTGGTTCTTGTAAAGTGCCATTACTAACCCCGCTCGGTACAGTAGTAGCCTGCGTGTATGTTGCTCCTGATTTACTAAGTACATAATGAGCAACAAGTGAGCCGTCGCCGTATACCTTTACTGTTACTGGGTAAACATTTGCGTTGACTGAGATCCAACCCATAGAGATCGGAGTAGGTGATACAAACTTTTTAGTCTTGAACTTGAGGTTCTTAGGTGTGGTGCTGCCGCGATATTTGCGAATTTTGTTTCCGACAATAACGTAAAGCTGGCCGTCTTTCGGGTTCCGGTAGCCGCCTCTAACATCTCCAGAAACTGTCAATGTAGTTAGGCTTGCGTCCTGATTGCGGGGGTCGTATACCCAACCACCACCAGCATGAAAAGCTACGTACGTGCCCTCATGCTTAAACGCTCGAATAGTGGTTGGGTTGAAGTCATCGTTCCACTGTTTAGCACTAATTTGGCCTTGCGTTGCAACAGCTCCTTGAACGCCTTGCACTGTGCATAAGCCATCTGGCCCCGCATAAATGATGTAGTCGCCCATATCTACAACGCTTCGCGTATTGACGCAGGCTTGTGCCAGATCTATTCGAATCGCCGTCATAGCACTAGGGTCAGTACCAGTAATGAAATAAGGCTGACCGTCTGTCAAAGCAACTACGCCATTAGAAGTGCTTGCTATCGCAACAATGTCTTCTTCAGTTGTAATCCGATATTGGATCGGCCAAGCATGCGGAAGAAATGGTTCGCTCAAGCAGAAACGCTTGCCTGTAAAGCCTGCCATAACGCCTTGTGCGAGTGGGATTAAGCCCTGCAACGGGCCATCGGGATACAGGTTCGTATCATCATCTGGCGGACCAATCCAAGTATCACTTGGCAATACTTCACCCAAAAGCGCAGACTCGGTGCTATCGGTATACGAAGTAGTGTTGTATGACACCTCAGCTACAAACTGAAACCGCGTGTTTGTAGAACCTGTATTGGAACGGTATATGCGCTTTTTTGAACCAGTGCCAAAATTATAGTTACCAGAAGGTAAGCTGCCTGAAGCTAAAGTAAGTGTTGCGGTTTGACCGGAATCTTTTTCTATCGCACCGCTTGGGTCGCTAGGTGGGCCCTCTTCGCCAAAAGCAGTTACCAACGTATATACATAGCTAACGTCATCGGGCGTAAGGGTGTCATCGGCTGTGTTATTTATAACGACAGTAGGGGCAGCGGAAGGCGCGGGAACTCCTAAACGATAAGACGTATTAGGATAACCGTTGTTGCCAGCCACTAAAGTGGCGTATGTACCAACGCGCGGGTAATCGTCACCGGTATAATACAAGCGATCAGTTGTATCCCCTGGTATAGGCCCTGGCACTACAGAGACGTCTTCTTCGCTCCACTCCAACCAGTTTGTGTCACGGTAGAAATATATAGAACGTCGCGCAGAATTTTGCAGCGAATACGTATCAGAATCTTCAGTAACAGATTTTAGGTGTTGGGACTCAAAATCAATATTCTCTGCAATCTGCCCGAATCTCTCCGCCAACAGTCGAGGATTGACTGCCGGTGCAATGCCTGCAAATTTTTCTCTTTTAAAATAAACCATCGTAACCTCTTGCACTTATTATATTAGCTATGCTAATACTTTTAAACACTAAACGTAGTAAAAATAAGGGTCTTTACTGTGAGCCTCTAAAAACTTAAAGGCTGTCGCCAGATGCGTCCCTACAACTTCAGGCTCTATCTTGTATATGGTTACAGCGGTACGTTGCTTGGGTATCTCCGAGACACTGTGGGGAACGGCTGAGTTGTGGAAGTACCAACGGTTTGCGTCATATTTAACTGTTTCAACCACGTCCCCCTCCATGTCTTTTTTCCATCGCGTGACAGCACCTTCACCATGTAACAGGCAGTTGTAAGACCATTTTCTTATCGTGTCCGTGTGAAAATGGGCGTAATCAGTGTCGAAGCGTTGAATCGTCACAACCCATTCGTCGCTCAAATCAATAGGTATGTTTTCCACGACCCACTGACGCAACGACCAGGGGGCTGTAAGCATCGAAAAAGGCTCTTTTTTAGATGCGGGAATCGCTCTTTCAGATGACAACGACCATTCTATTAGATCAGCGGCCATGTCATCGGGGAAGGAAGGCCAATTCTTCTTTTCGTAATACTTACCCATCTAGTGGTTCTACTGAATTGTAGAACTCTATGTCTTTAGCGAAATAAAGCTTCATTCGTTCGTAGCAGTCCGACGGCAACCACGTCTCTACAGGTTGCTTAAACTCTTCGGGAGTCCCTGTCGGATTTCTCTGGATGTGGGGGAGATTAACAGACACGTTTTTACCAAGTGTATCGCTTAAAACTTTGTTTGTGGCCGCTTCCGCATCTTCGAACCGGTATGCGTCCACAACTGTTTCTCCGTTGTGGCAAAAAAACTGTTCGTAGCTGAATGGTCGGTCTGATTTCTGACCCGTAAGCATATGAGCGGCAAAAGGCATCGGTGACGTTTGCCTTACCAAGTTACATATCTGAGTTAAAGGGTCTTGATGTTTGTCGAGAACGCCAATGAACCTAGCCAGAAAAATACTTGAAACCCATCTCTCAAAAGGTTCTCTAACAAAAGCAAAAGCGCGGAACTCTTTAAGCTCGTCTTCTGTCATAACCCCTGTATCAACTAAAACAGATGGCCTCATGTGGTATTTCTTTATATTGTCAAAATCCACTGAGTGGCTAAGAGAGCGAACAATATCTGTTTGATCAGCGATTTCAGCGTTCTGCAAAGCGTGTTGAACTGAGTTAGATGCAGTGCGGGGAACTGCTACGAACAAAAGTTTATGTTTTTTTGAAAGGTACACTATGATGCTCCGGTTGTGTCTGCGTAACCATCCGTTACGGTGGCCCCTGGTGTAAGTCTGCGAATCAGATCCTCTTGCATTGGCCCTACAGTCGGCCCCTTCCAGCGGGCAGCGACAGTTGTAGGTGTGAGGCCATCCTTCCATTTTTGGAAGGCGAGCAGCCCAAAACCGCCGTTCACTACATCACGGGCTACACCTTTAAAATTGACGCCTGCTCCATGAGTCTCGCCTGTAACTAAAGTCTCAGATGCCTCTCTGTAGGTGGTCTGCTTCAACTGACCTGCGTCATCTACTGCCCAGGTGTCCAAGCGCATCTTGATCACATCAACGTCTGGGTGTCCGTGGATAGGTAAGTTTGGGCAAGGATGTATCAGGTACAGTTCAACCTGAAACTGACCGCTTCTAAACAAGCAAAAAGAAGTAGCGTCGTCGCTTAAATTTACGACCTCGTCCGGCGGGGCTATCGGCCTGTTAGAAGCATTCCACCACTCGCAAAACTCCCGCACTGTTTCCCAATGCGGCACCGCGTGGCCCCGCATCGGGTTAGTGCTAAAAACACCCTGCTTTGCCATCTTAATAGTCATTAGCTGACCGCCAGTTCTGACGTTGGGCGCAGTGTTAAATATCGGTCAGCGTACTGCGCTGATAAATTAGCTTCGTGTGCGCCTTGTAGATGTTCCAAGAAATCCGACCCGCCTTCGCGATCAAGGCAAAGCTGCAATACTTGCTGCTGGGTGATACTGCTGTAATCGATAAATGAATCAGACAGAGTGTCAGTGTTCAGGTATGTCAGTATTTGACCTTCGCTGTTCACTGCGCGACGGAAATCGGCGTCAAAAAACTCTACCTGCCACAGCACTTTTTTGACTACGTTTTCGCGTCCGTCTTGTTCGGGTATCGTATATAACTCTAGTATTTTTGCTTCATACTCAATGTTCATTAGTTGTGTCCTCTAATAATGTTTTTGCTAACCCGACTCGTAACTTTGCAGCGCGGGTTAATGTTCTCTCTGCCAAGCTTTTAACAGCGGGTAACTCGTCTGCAAAAGGCAACGCTTTCTCCAAAGCGTAGGCAAACATCTCGTTACCGTTGGCTGAACCTTTTTCAAACACATCCACGTAGTTACAAATAGAAGCGTTTTCGGCGAGCATTCCGTAATCCATCGCCAGCTTTCCTGACAAAACATTCGCGATGAGCGCATCGCTTTTATGGTTCATGTGTCTCGGCATGCGAAGACGTTTTGCTGTCTGTAGCACCCCCACATCTGAAGCTGGTATGTCAGTCCACCGTGCTGGGTTAATAATGAACACGTTCAGGTCTAAGTGGTTTCTACCAATCTTGCTGCCGATAAGCTCATAAGCCTGACTGTGTTTAGGGTGATCGCTAAATACCCCCGCACGGCTTAAACAAATGTCATACTCATCGAGCAGCTCCCAAGACGGCATATCCCCATCTTGAACGTCCAAAATAACCCCGCTCTTCACGACTAACGCTGTCTTTGTAAGATTCTTCAGGGCTGTGGGTATAAACCCTCCAACGTAGGGCACCACCTTACAGTCCCAGTCAGGCATGTTCGTTTTTACAGAGTTAACTGTTAACGACGCCAGCCTGTTGCACTCGACTACTAAAACTTCTGGGCGCGACATGCTCAACTCCTATGTACTGATCAAAAAAACTAGTCACGTTATCCCGATGACGGTCGGCGCTTGATGGTATTAGCCCTGAACTATCGCTACTTAAAAGCGCTTTCAAGCGGTCTGCTCGAAGAACACCTTGAGTTTCCAACGCTCTGTAAATCGCCGTGTACGTACACCACTCATCGCGCTTGCCGAATAAGTAAACTTTCTTACCTTTTGCAAGGGCTACAATGCCCATCTCACTGTTTTCACAGCAGCCTACAATCGCCGCTCGATCTAGTATTGCTTTGCCGCTCTTCTTCTTTTCAATAATGTTCTCTGCGCCGTACTTATGTACTAAATGTTGGTACACAGTTGGCGACGTAAGCGGGTGGCACTTCAGCTTTGCGCCCTGGGCCATTGCTCTTTCGACTTTAGGCCAGTCCGTAACCTTGTCTAATATGTTCGTACCTGGGAGGAAGATAACGAAGTCATGTTGCTCTCCAGTCGATCGTAGTCGGTACTTGTCTTCATTGTTCTCAGCAATATCATTGAACCAGCGCTCACCAACCGCGTTAATTCTGCAGCTTGCAGCTTGCAGCATCGTTTGAGAGGCGTGTTCTATACTCGCTGCTCTTAGGTAAATGAACTTCGTCAGCAAGTCCGTATAAACGTAGCCATGTATCTTGCCGTCGCTGAAGTTGTACCAAAGGTCATATTCGATCTTTGTACCTCTCCACGTCTCAGGTAACAGCTTCTTGATCGCGATTAACTGGTCGCTCTTTCTGTTCCTCAGTACATTCCCGCTTTTGAAAAAGTGCGCAGCGGGGTTACCAAACTCGTCATTCTCAGCTAGTTTCTTCAAGTCTTTTTACCAATTGAGCCACCTGCTCTTCGAGTTCAGAAATACGGTCTTCTGTTTCTGAAAAGTGCTCCATAATTACGTCAAGCGTGTTTTCTAATTTTCGAGCTATATCATCCATTAGTCTTCCGTCCACTGTGAGCCATCCCAATAACGGCGATTGTTAGCGCCTTGACTGCCTACTTCGGTCTCATTACCCGTTGCTGTAAGTCTTTCGTAAACCACCGTGGACGTATCCCGATTCGTGTTAGTCGATCTACTTGTCCCTGTGTCATGCGCGGTAGTGTTGTTAGTGTCAAAAGTCGTAGTGAACGACGTAGTAGTTGATCTGCTTGTTCCAGTAGCCCGCGACGTATTAAACGACGTAGTAGTTGATCTGCTGGTGCCAGTGGCGCGAGACGTAGTAACCGACGTAGTAGTTGATCTGTTGGTGCTAGTGGCGCGAGACGTGGAGAGGTACGTGGTGGTTGCTTTGCTCGTGCCGCGAGAGGTTCCGCGAGAGGTTCCACGGGTGGTTCCGCGAGAGGTTCCATAAGTAGTGGTGCGAGAAGTGCTGCGGGTTCTGGCGAGCCTCTTAATTCGATACTGTGTGGTCGTGACGCTATAACCGTCAACAATAGAACTGTGTGTAGCGCCCCGCTGGTATGTAAAACCGCCTGTCGTATAAGTGGTGCTGGCTGCTAAAGATGTGGAATTTAATTGACTACCGTACCACCAGAATTGGGTGCCAGAGCCAGCGATATTGCCGCCAGATATACGTGTTACACGGTAACTTGTGCTGTACGCTGGGTAGCTTTGTGCGTGTGTCTGTGTGTTAAACGACGTGCTACGCGACGTGTTAAACGACGTGACGATAGCCGTATTGAACGATGTAGTGTACGACGTATTGAACGACGTAGTAGTTGATCTGCTTGTACCGTAAGTGGTCGTTGTGTTGAACGACGTGGCGGTTGCTTTGGCGGTGCCAAAAGAAGTCGTGGTGTTAAAGGCTGTAGTCGTAGCGTTGCTTGTACCAAAAGTAGTGGTCGTGTTGAACGCTGTAGTCGTAGCGTTGCTTGTACCAATGCTCGTACTATAAGTCGTTGTATAGCTGGTCGAAGTGTCAAACGCTGTAACTGTACCAAAAATGGTACTGGTGTCTCTGGTTGTGTCGTAAACAGCATTCCAGACAGTGCCTAACGTACCGTTGTTGTTGGCAACCACATAGTTAACGCCATAAAGCGTCCCCTGGTCACCTTTAGCGAAGATTTGGGTAGGCTCTTTAAGAGTACCACTGTCGTTAACTTTTATTGACATGGCTGGCCCTTAGCTCACTACATACCAGACGTGTCCGTTTGCAAAGCCACTGGCACTGGTAGGAGCCGTAGTGACAACAGATTGTGTACCCGCATTATTGAGCTTCGTGTGATCTGCATCAGTAAACACATTTGAGTCGCTTGCGGCCTCAACAGCCGCGCGTATCTCGGCATTTGTCTGGTCAGCAGTGGCACTAGCCTCTATACCATCGAGCTTGGTATGGTCCGCATCGGTGAAGTTGTTCTGCGTTAGACCGCCATCGCCCACTGTGTAGGTAGTGTCTGTATCAGCTTGTGTTGCAACATCGTTTAAACCTGCAGCGGTAAGCCTAAGCTCACACTTATCTCCTGACGAAAAGGTACGGGCAGTAGAGTTATCTTGGGCTCTAACGACCGTCAACGTGTTACTGCTACGAGCCGTACATTTAACAATCTCTTTAAGCGTCGGGTCGCTGTCTACTTCAAGAGTCAGATAAAGGTAGTCGCTACCAGAAAGCGCTGGAAACGCTGACCCATCTGCCACCGTAATAGATGTGGCAGAGTCGCTAACACCCGCCGACAGCGTTGTAGTCGCATTGTTGTGAAATAAAACTGCCATGAGAAACCTCTCTTACGAAGCGGTTATTGCCCAAGTCACGGTCATAGCGTCTGAAGAACCTTTGTTGACTGTCGCAAAGACTGTTCTACACAACATTGTGCCGCCGCTAGAAGCGTTCAGGATCGCTGCTTCAGTAAGAGCCGCCGTGGCTGTGCCAGCTGGGAACGTAGCTACGTAAGTAATAACGTTGCTGCTAACAGTGGTAGAGGTTAAACCCACACGTCCAGACTCCGTACCAAGCGCGGTATCACCTGCGGCTGCCGCTGTGTTGTCTGTGCCCGTAGCCATGTGACTCATAGCACCAGCTGTGGTGTCTTTCATGCGGCTCGCAACGTAACCCTTGCCAGCCGTAACGACGAGGTTGGGTATCTCTTGCACCACTTCATTGTTGATTGCCACGGTTACATGGCCTGTCAGTTTTAATGCTTCATTAATCATGGTTTTATCCTATGAATTAAGTGTGAATGTGTTTAATGCTGAGGTGTTCAGTACAGCGTTGTGACCAGCTCTTATCTCGTAACTAAAACTGTCTGAAAACGACAGAACATTTGTTTTCTCGACGCCCCAGTTCGGGCTAACGTTTACTACTTCGTCCAGACCGAACGCTTCGGTAAAGCCTCTGGAAAAATTCGCAACTCGGCTAAACGAGTCAGACACCGAAAACGCGTCGCTTGCAGGTTTGGCATAAGTACTGCTGTATAAATCTCCGAGCGATATAGAGTCTGTCTTGCTTGTATCAAATGCTCGATCTATTACTTCGGACAGAGCGACCTGATCACTAATACCTTTGTCAAACGTAAAGACAGATGCGTCTGTCACCGCAAACGAATCGGTAAAGTCACGTATAACTGTCACCAGCAAAGTGACTGAGTCGCTAAATCCAACGCTATCAACTGCGCTTTTAGCTAACGCAATGGCCTGAGATTCAGTGAATCCCAAGCTGTCTAAAGTGGTCTTTTGCGTATAGAGCGCTGCTACATCCGAAAAATTAAACAGGTTGTCGAAATACTGATTTATTGGATACGCATCCAACTTAATCTCAGTAGCAGTCATGTCCGTGTAAGACACTTCGCCCTTTGCTAACTGGTAGGCAGCTCTGCCTGTAATTTTTACGTAAGTAACGCTAGCCTTCGGACCCATTAGTCAAAATCACTACGTACTTTTAGCTTTAACAAGTCATAAACAGTCTGAATACCGCCGTTAGCAAAGGTCATTTCAATTTCACCTTCAAACGTACCAGCTGTATCTAGCGTCCCAGTGGGGAAGTTAGTGGCTACTTTCCCGCTCGTGGCATCAGTTACCGTGCAGTTGAGTGTGCTCTTCACGGTTGTACTGCCAAGCTCTCGTATACGTAGTTTTACCGAGCCGCCTGTTATATCAATCGGAGCCCATGTGGCGGAGTCATTTTCGTCTAGCGTTTTGCCAGACGCTGCGGACTGACTGTCTTTTAGCGTAAAAGTCAGCTCTGGCAGAGTGTCACCTGCAACAAGGTTAAGTGTTTGTGAATACGCCATTTTTACACCTGTATGTTATCTGATTATATTAGCTGAACTAATATAATGCTAGTAATTAATAGCACCAAAGGACCGGAGTAGTCTTTCTGATATCTACATGTACGAAGCCCTTTGCGACACCAACAGACATTCCCATCGCTAATGCATGAGCCACAATTGCGCGCCGTTGAGCGCCACCTTGTACTGCGACATCTGCGGCAATACCCT